TGGGGCACAGAAGTCTGCAGAAAATCGTTCCATGATGACATTTGGATTGCCAGCTTAGAAAACAAACTACGTAATTCACAGGATCATGTGGTGATTTCAGACTGTCGTTTTCCTAATGAAATTGCTAGTATTCGCAATGTGGGCGGCAAGATTATTTGGGTACAGCGTGGGAATCTACCCGATTGGTACCAAGTAGCCCTTGATGCAAATGCAGGTCACAATTATGCAGTCCAAGAATTAAAGATGCGTAAAATTCATGCTTCGGAAACAGCATGGGTCGGAACAGACTTTGATGCTATTTTAGATAACAATCACACCATTGACAACTTATATAAACAGGCTGCACTAATAGTCAGCCACAAGGTCCCCTTGTTGCCAAGTGATTCCCTCTTTGCCTAATATCGCAGCACAGTTTAGGCACACAGTTTTGAGATTGTTAGGCCTGCAGTTGTTGAGATTTTCATCTATGTGAAACACACGGAACACCTGTGTGTGAGGACTCCTGTACCCACATTTCTCACAGTGAGTCTTAGGCCGGTAACCTGCTCGTTGCCAACGAGGTACATGAGCACCTGCACCATGTGCTAAACAGATTTCACACAGTGTTCTGTAGTAGGCACGATTGTTTTTGTGATAATTAATGGCTCGCGGTCTCTGTGCGCAGGCCTTGCAGAATGGTCGCATGAGGTATTTACCCTTTTTCGCCCCTTTTTGTTATACGCCTAACTCGCTGTTTTTGGAATAGTATGCTAAATATTATGAGCAACTATTTCAGGAGAATAGGCGATATGGCACTAACATCACCAGGCGTACAAGTTACAGTAATTGACGAGAGTTTTTATACACCAGCAGAACCTGGTACAGTTCCTCTTATCGTTGTAGCTTCCGGCCAAGACAAAACCAACGGAGCTGGTACTAACACAGCTTCAGCAACAACCAAAGCAAATGCTGGCAAAGCATTTAAAATTACCAGCCAACGAGATCTTGTGGATCTGTTTGGTATACCGTTCTTTGAGCAGACAGGGAGTTCAACTCCTATCCATGGCTCGGAACGCAACGAATATGGTCTTCTAGCAGCATACAGTCTGCTAGGAGTCAGCAATGCTGCATTTATCGTTCGTGCTGATGTGAATCTAGACGAACTTGCAGCAGAAGTAGATGCTCCGGGAGCGAATCCTTTAAACGGCAAATGGTGGATTGACACGAAGTCTACAACTTGGGGTATCCAAGAGTGGAACGGTCAAGCTGCCTCAGTTGCCGGCGGACAGAAATTTACCAACAAACTGCCTATCATACTAACAGATGCAGACAGTCCTGCTAAAATCACAAACAATGCTCCTAAAACTTCTGTAGGTCAGATTGGTGATTATGCAGTGGTATTCCAGACTGTAGGTGAAGATGCTGCATATGCAACTGCAAATGATCTAGCAAGAATCTACTACAAGTCACCGGGCAATGGTGGTATTGCAGGCGGTGCGACAGCGGTTGCTGCAGGAGAATGGGTACTGGTTGGATCCCCAGCATGGAAAGCCAGCTGGCCTGTGGTTTCTGAAATAGTGTCAGCTGTAACCGGAACACTGTTGATTAACAATGTTCAACTAGGCGCAGCATTCACATCTGCCTCGGCTGCTACAATAGCTACACGCATTCAACAAACAGCTATCGAAGGAATTACTGCTCAGGCAATAGATGGTAGACTGTACATTTATTCTAACGGATATACCTCTGATACCGCAGACAGTACACTCGGACAAGGTAATGTGACTCTAACTGATGGTACTGGAGCATGGGCTACCAGTACTGCATCGATTGCAGGCACATATCTTGCACCTAAACTACAACAATCTCCGCATACTTCAGTGCCCGCATATAAGATTTCAGAAAATGCAGGCACTGTAAATGGCGTAGCGACTGGCAGCGTGTGGATCAAGACCACTGAGCCCAACAACGGTGCTCGTTGGAGAGCCAAGCGTTGGAGTTCAGCAACTGAATCATGGGTTGCATCAGATGCTCCTATCCATGCATCTACAAATGCAGCACTATACTATCTTGATCGCAGTGGCGGTGGTGCAAATATTTCAGCAGATGCATTGTTTGTACAAAGCAATGCACAAGAAAACAGCGGATTTGACGCTAGTCCAGAAACTGTAGAATTTCGCACATGGTATCGACATGCAGCGGCAAGTGCCAGTACTGTTATAACTTCGAATATTATCAAGGCCAGCACATTCACTGCGAGTTCTACACTGGTGTTCACACTGGCTGAAAGTATAGTTGGACAATTGGCATTAGATGCTGCTAAAACTATTACATTATCAACTGGTACATCAAATGCTCCTGCAGGTAACTCCAGCGATGCAGACAAACTTGCAGCAGCAATAAATGCCGCAGGATTCACAAACATTGCAGCTTCTGTGATAACTATCAGCACTACTTCTGCTAGACTAGTGATCACACACACCAAAGGCGGTGATTTTAGACTTACAGATTCCACAGGAACTCCGCTGTCTACTCTGTTTACTCCTTATAACCTCAAAACCAGAGCAGGTACAGAAAACTTATATAGTATGTCACTGGGCAGCGGCACTGCAGGAATAGAAGATCTTGCTACAGGAGCATCTCAAGACTATCTAGCATCAGGATGGAAACCACTGGCTGCTGAAGATCCAAGATTTGCAGCTGGACCAGATGCACCGTTGAACGAGCCATCAGATCAACAACTGTGGTACAATCCTAACTTTGCTGATGTGGACATCATGATCCACAACGGTAATACATGGGTTGGTTATAGACATTCTTCAGCACCATATTATGAAGTTCCGGGAGCCACACTGAGAACAGGGTATCTGCCTGTGGTAGCTGCCAGCAATCCTTATGTATCTGGAGTTACTGTCACAGGCGATCTATGGATCAGCACAGCTGACCTAGACAATTATCCAACAATCTATAGATACAACAGCGATCTCACAGACATCGGCGATGCCACACTGCGTTGGGAATTAGTGGACAAGACAGACCAAACCACAGAAGAAGGTGTATTGTTTGCAGATGCTCGATGGAATATCTCAGGCACAGGCACAGCACAATCCACCATCGAAGACCTCATTACCAACAACTTCTTGGATCCAGATGCACCTGATCCTGCACTGTATCCCAAAGGCATGCTGTTGTGGAATCTAAGACGCAGTGGCGGTAATGTTAAAAAATACACTAACAATTATATAGACACTGCCAGCGATAATCCAAGAACCAGTGCAGCTACACTAGCAGGTTCAGCATTTGTCAGCGGCGCTGGTCTAAGCATGAGCGGCTATTATCCAGATCGTTGGACCACAGCTTCAGGCAACAATGAAGACGGTTCTGGTTCATTTGGTCGCAAGGCACAGCGCAAAGTAGTTACACAAGCGTTGAAGTCAGTGATCGATACTAGCCAAGAGATTCGCGATGAAGAACGTAGAAACTTCAATATCATAGCCTGCCCTGGATATCCAGAAGCAATGAGCAACCTAGTGAATCTCAACATTGACAGGGGTATTACTGCATTTGTCGTAGGTGACACTCCATTGAGACTGCCTGCAGATGCTACTTCACTGACCAACTGGGGAACCAATGCAGAATTAGTCACAGACAACGGTGATGACGGTATTGTGACCTATGACGAATATTTGGCCACATACTATCCAAATGGATTTACCACTGACCTAAGTGGTGCTAACGCAGTGGTTCCTGCAAGTCACATGATGCTGAAGACTATCGCACTCAGCGACAATGTCAGTTTCCCATGGTTTGCACCAGCAGGTACACGACGTGGCGGTATTACCAACGCCACAGCAGTAGGTTATATTGATGCTGCTACAGGAGAATTCCAAACTGTAGCACTGAACGAAGGTCAACGTGATACCTTGTATGATCTTAAGGTAAACCCAATCCCATTCTTCAATGGTGTGGGACTTGTGGCCTACGGTCAAAAGACTCGTGCAAGAAACGCATCAGCACTGGATCGTATCAACGTAGCACGTTTGGTGGTGTATCTACGCAGCCAGTTGAACAAGTTGGCTCGTCCATATCTGTTTGAACCCAACGACAAGATCACCAGAGACGAAATCAAGCAGGCCGTGGAAAGTTTGTTACTAGAATTGGTAGGATTGAGAGCACTCTACGACTTTGCAGTTGTGTGTGATGAAAGCAATAATACTCCAGCTCGTATTGATCGCAATGAATTGTATGTTGACATTGCCATCGAACCAGTGAAAGCCATTGAATTCATCTATATTCCATTGCGTATCAAGAACACAGGAGAAATTTAAAAATGGCAATTACATCGCTTAACAACATTGGTATTCCAACTACCAACGCGGCAGGCAGCACTCAAGTGCTGCTGATGCCAAAACTAAAATATCGCTTTAGAGTTACACTGTTGGGATTTGGAGTTGCCGCAGCCACTGAACTTACCAAGCAGGTACAAGACGTCACTAGACCAAAAGTAACATTTGAAGAAATGACGTTGGATGTTTATAATTCTAAAGTTAAGCTGGCAGGAAAACATACATTGGAACCAATAACACTTACATTACGTGATGATGCTAGTGGTCAAGTACAGAAATTAGTCGGACAGCAGATCCAGAAGCAGTTCGATTTTATGGAACAGGCGTCTGCACGTTCGGGTATTGACTATAAATTTACCATGCGTATCGAAGTGCTTGACGGCGGTAATGGCGCTCTAGTGCCAAACACACTAGAGACATTTGAACTCTATGGTTGTTTTGTACAAAACGCAGATTATGGCGATGCTAACTACTCAACCAATGAGCACATGACTGTAGCCCTATCTATTGTCTATGATAATTTGGCACAGTTTGCAGCTGGTGCAGCATCCGTAAGTCCAATCGGTGGAATCGGTGCAGCAGTAGGCAGAACTATAGGTGCAGCTACCACAGGTGCTTCTACAGCACAGAGTTAATAATAACCTCATCCAAAGCCCGACTAATAATCGGGCTTTTTTTGTGGCATAAATATTTGTATGGCAAATAAATTCACAAGATATCTATCAGATTTTGGTTCAGGGTTGATCGAAGGGCTAACCAAACCCAAAGGTCAAATGGCAGACTATCGCCACGCCACTAGATTATTTGTAGACAACGGCCTGCGACTGTCTCCTAAGACTAAATTTTTGTTTTATGTGAAGTTCGAGTTTGATAACACCGTGAGAGGCATGAGTCAGTTTACTGCCAAACATCAAAACGAAGCAGGCCTGTTGGTAAAGTCTGTGGATCTACCAAAATTTAATTTTGATTCTGTGATAAAGAATCAATACAATCGTAAAAAAATTATATACAAGCAAATCAATTATGAGCCTGTAAGCATCGCTATGCATGACGACAGCAATGCAGTGATCAATGCCATGTGGGCCCTGTATTATGGTTATTACATAGCAGACAGGCATTTACCCGATGCTGCATACGATGCTACACATCTAAGAGCAACAAGCACTCCTCAGGACAATTTTACCTATGGAGTGCTTGTT